GGCCGAACCGGGCTCGCCCAGCAGGTAGCGTCCCTGGGTGTCCTTGGCGAGCCGCATCTTCCACCAGTCGCCGGTGTTGAGGATCACCACGTCGGCCGGGTAGTCGGCCAGCGCAGCGTCGCCCATCGAAGCGCCGATCAGGTCGAAGCGGTTGTTCGACAGGCCGGCGGCGGTCAGCGTGGCGGCCGTGTAGCCGTGCGCCGTGAAGTTGCCCGTGTTCAGCAGGCCGTTGATGTTCGGCGCCGTGCCGTTGCCCACGAGAAGCTGGTTCTCGACGCGCAGATTCACGCCGTAGATCATGCGACGGTTGATGTACGCGGCCAGCGCGGCGTTGTCCTTCGCGAGCTGGCGGGTGATCTTGATCCAGTGCGCCACCGTCGAGATCGGCATGGTGCCCGGCGCGAAGGTGATGCTCGACTGCGGCTTCGCCACGCCTTCGGCCGTTTCGGCCGCGGCGTTGGTGAACACGTTTTCACGAACCCAGTCGATCGACGGCGCCTCGGTCGGGATCTTGGTCAGCAGGTCCTCGATGGTGAACACGCGAAAAGCGCCTTCCACCAGGCCCGGGCGGCGCTCGCTGAAGGTGTTGCCGATGGCATTCGTGACCGTGTTCTTGAGCTCGAGGCGCACGCGGCCATGGGCGTCGGCCTTGGTGAAGCCTTCGAAGGCCGCGTTCTTGACGAACTGCTCGCCGTAGCCGTCTTCCTGCTTGGACTGCGGATTGTCGAGGCTGCTGGCACGCTGCTCGATCTGCAGGAGCCGATCGGCCAGCGTTCGCTGCTCGACACCCAGGGTTTCGATTGCGGTCTTCGTGTCCTCGCTCACCTTGCCCAGGGTCTTCAGCTCGCCCTCGGCTTTCTCGGACATCGCCTTGATACTGGACTCGACCTTCTCGACGGCCTTCATGACCACCGACATGTCGATTTCGCCCATCACGCCCACGGCAGCGAGCCCCATGGCGACGTGCGGGTAGTGGTTGATGAGCGCCGGCACATCGACGCCGGCCGCTTGCGCCACCACGCAGGCGGCGGCAATGGAAAGCGCGAACACGCCGCGCAGAGTGAGACGAGAGAATTGCATGTGGACCCTTTGAAATGAAAAAGCCGCCCGAAGGCGGCTGGTTGCTGATTGCGGAATGCGCGCTACGCGCCAAGGTCCGCCAGGCGCTGGAGGCGCCCGACAAGCTCTTCGACGGCTTTCGCCTCAAGCGCTCCACCTTCGGGATCCCCCACGAAGCCGAACACCTTCTTGACGCGGGCCACCAGCGCAATGGAGGCCCCTTTGCTGAGGCCGCCTGCATCCCGCAAGAAGCTCTCGAGATCACGAACCGACTCGATGCCTTCGATGGCATCGGTCAGGTCAAAAGATTTCACGGTCGAGCCGTCGATGCGCGCTGCGCCGTCGGCCGGGAACACCACGGGGGAGATCTCCAGCAGCTTCGCCCACTTGCGGATGACCCGGCCGTTTTCGGTTTCGTCGTAGTCGCCGGACTTCACGTATCCGCCGATGCTCAGCCCGTCGAGGGTGCCGTGCTTCATCGCAGCGCGCACGTCCGAACTGAGCGAGAGATTCGGGGTCAGCTCGCCCTCGACGTAGAGGCCGTGATCGTCCTCCTTCACGGTCAGGTACTTGCCGATCGGCATTCCCCACTCGTGGTTGAAGAACATCTTCGGCTTGCCATTGGCCCGCAGAGTGGATTCGAACGCCCCCTTGATGATCGTGTCGCCATAGGAGTCGACGCCGCCGAAGACCGATGCGTAGCCGGCGAACGTGCCGACATCGCCCTCCATCTTGAGATCGACATCACTGAGCTTGAGGGTCTTGCGAAGAAGCATTCGAGTCTCCCGAGGAGGCCGAGGGTTTGATCTTGCCGAGCATGTCGATCGGCGCGAGGTTGGTCTGAGCGGTGAGGACATCACCACCAGGTAGCGGCGGTTCGTTCTCGAGCTGCCGCATTTCGTTGCGGGTCGCCAGGCCGTTCTGCACCTTCTTGGCGGCGATCTCGGCGCGATCTTTTGCGCTGCCGCGCAGAAGAGCATCGAGGTTGTGCTCGACGGTGTAGCGCGCACGCTGGGCTGGGGTGAGCACCTGCTTGGTCACCGCCTGCTGAATGTTCACGGACAACGGGCCGATGGTGAATTTGTGAAAGCCGTCGATGATCTGTTCGATGCCGCTACCCCAGGCCGAGACGCCGGACTGGGCGTGATGCACGAGAATGGGCGGCACATCGAACCACCGGCAGATCTGCTCGACGCCAAAACGGCGGGTTTCGAGCAGTTGCTGGTCCGCCGGGCTGATGCTCAGCTGCTGGTACTTCATGTTGGCCTCGAGGACGGCCAGGCGCTGGGTAGTTCCCGTCGCCAGCTCCCCGTAGTTCTTCCGCAGCTCCTCGCGTTGCTTCGGCGTGATCGACGCATCGATCATCAGAACGGCAGTCGGCTTGCCGCTGCTTGAAAAGAGCTTCGTCGCGCTCTCTTGGGCCTTCGCCTGCTCGTCCGTCGTAGCCCGCATGTACTCGAGCTTCGAAAGGCCGGTCGTCCCGTTGCCCAGGTTCTTCAAGTGCAGCACGTTCGATGCCGCCAAGACAGCAATGTCGCCATCGATGCGGTACTCGTAAACCATCGAGCCGTCCGACAGGACGTAGGGCTGCACCTGATCGGCGGGCATCGGCCATAGCGCAACGGCCTCGCCTCCGATGCGCTCGATGCGCGCATAGCCGTTTCCGCGCAGGTCGTAGTACAGCATCATCGCCCGCCAGAAGTCGAAGGGCGACATCCGGCCATTCGGCGAGTCATGCAGCAGGCCATACAGCCGGCTGCTCCGCGCGAGGACCTTGTTCGCGCCCTTCGTCTCGTAGGTGAAGAACGGAAGGCTCGCGATGATGGTCGCGCGGCGATCGATGCATGCCCAGACCGTATCCAGCTGCAGTGCGCCATCAGCGCCGATGTTGGCGATTCCCTCCACCAGCGGCGCATTGGGGACGCTCGTCTGCAGGCCGGCATGCGCACTGAGAGCATCCGCCCCCCAGCGTAGCCAGCGTCCGAGGGCGTTGTAGACGATATTTGCCATCAGGTAACCATCGGGTTCGCGAGGATGTCATCGAGGTCAAGCCCCGGTTCGTCCACGCATGCGCGTGCCACCGCCATGATCGTCGCGATAGCGCCGTCGATCTTCTGGTGAGGCTTCTGCTTGATCGGCGACACGAGCCCCTTCTTCGCGGGCCGCGCCACCATGTTCGACATGCACCACGTCGTGATCGGGTTCCCGTCGTGGTGGAACCGTCCGTCCTTCACCGCGGCGATCAGCTCGTCGAGCGGCACCGCAAAAGCGGCAGCGGTTTGCACGAACTCGACTACCTCGATGTTCTTCGCCTGCACCGCCTGCATCATCTGCACGGCGTTGAAGGGATCGAAGACAGCCTCGCGCGGGTTGAGCCGCTTGCAGTCCGAGATGATCGTCTCGGTGATCAACTCGAAGTCCACCGTGGCGCCATCTGTAGGCGTCAGGAATCCCTGTTTCACCCACTTCGCATAGTGCGCCGCGTTCGGCCCAGGCTCCTCGATCGCCGCCTCGGGCAGCCAATACCGACCGAAGAGGTAGTAGTGGGGAAGCCCATGCGACATGCGCCGGTACAGCCGCTGCTCCGAGCACAGGTCAATCTTCGAAGCGAGGTCGGCCGCGACCCAACAGTCGGACCCGATCAATTCCTCCTCGTCGAGGTCAGCGTCCTTGCACAACTCCCACTGCTGCATGTTCATGACCCCGGCCATAACCGAGGTCCACACGTTCAAGTGCTTCGTCTTGAACTTGTTCTGCTGCAGCGGATTCAGCATGGCCGTGCGCTGCTGGGCCTGCAGGATGTCCGCGTCAACCGACACGCCGTAGTTCGGGTTCGCCTTGATCAGCGACTTCGGGTCGGCCCAGTCGTCGCCCGGATCGATGCCGAAGATGCACGCGAACAGGTGCTCATCCTCTGTCGTCCGCTCGAGAACCTTGATCGCCTCGTCGCGCTTGTCGTAGCAAGGACTGGCCGTGTTCTGCCCCGCGGTCGTGATGATCAGGATCAGCGGCTGCTCTCGCGCCATGATCCCGGTTTCCATCGTGTCAAGCAGGGCCGGCGTCGGGTGCTCGTGGTACTCGTCCACGATCGCGCACGAGGGCGAGGCGCCGTCGCCCGGGTTCCCGATGATGGGCTCAAATTTCCCACCATCACCAGGCCGCAACAGCACCTTCGCGGTCACCTCCACGCCGAGGCGAGCGGCGAACTTCTCGCTCCGCTGCATCATCAGCTTGGCGGGCTTGAACACCTCCCACGCCTGCTTCTCCGTCGTGGCGCCCGCATACACCTCGGCGCCGAACTCGCCGTCGGCCGTGAGCATGTAGAGGCCGATGCCAGCGGCAAGGATCGACTTCCCGTTCTTGCGCGGGATCTCCCAGTAGACATTTCGAAAGCGGCGCTTGCGGGTGGCCTTGTTCAACCACCCAAACAGCACCACGATCAGGAAGCACTGCCAGGGCTGTAGCTTGATCGTCTCCTTCTTGCTGGCCCACTTCCCTTTCGTGTGAGGCAGCAGCTCGATGAACCGGCAGACACGCGCACCCGCCTCCGGATCGAAGACGTAGCCCCACGCCTTCGACTTGGAACGCTCAAGGTCAGCGAAGTGGCGCTCGGCCGCACGCTTCACATACTGCGACGCCAGGATCCTCCCGGCGAGAACCTGGCGTGCGTACCACTCCGCCTTACTGGCGTGCCCCTCCGGCGGCAGCGAATTCTGCGTAGGGGTCTTCTTCGCCATTCGGTTTCCGTCCCGACACCTTTGAACGGTCGGCCGGTGTCATGCCGAGTCGCGCGCAGACGGTTTCGAAGCGGATCCCGAGCTTCGGGTCGATCTCTTCGGAGTTGCGCAGTTGCGACAGCACTCGGGCGCCGTACTCGAGGAACAGACGATCCGCAGCACAGAGAACCCCCTCGTGACTGAGCCCGACCAGCTCGAGCCAGCATGCGCGAGCGCCTTCATCGAGATGCTCCGGCGGATCGCCGATGTCACCCACGGGCGGCGGCTCGTTTTCACGCTCGCGAGCGCGATCGGGATTCTTCTTGAACGCGCCGTTCAGTTCGAGCACGTTCGACGGCTTGCGGGGGCGGGCCATTGGTCAGCTTTTCATTTTGTGGATGTGAAAAAACGACTCGGCGCCTGGTTTCCAGTTGAAGAGGGGTCGACTTTTTTACCGCCCCTCGTTGCATAAACGCAACACTGTTGCATTTATGCGAATTTCGCCCTGATTTGGTGCGTCATCGCCGATTCCGGCCGCGCTGGGCCTCAGCGAGCGTCTTTTCGCGGTGGTGCGCTTCGCATAGTGGCTGTTCGTTGCCAGGCGTATCCGTCCCGCCCTCGGCGAGCGGCCTGATGTGGTCGCGCTCGGTCGCCAGGGTCACGAGGCCCAGAGCCTTGCAGGCGCGGCACAGCGGCTCACGCCTGAACAGCGCAACACGCATCTCCTGCAGCTTCCTGCCGCGAACGCGCTGCGGCGCCGGGCCGGCACGCGACCACGAGCTGACCTTGTGGGCTTCGCAGCGACTGCTGCCATCGCGAGCGAGGGCGCGACATCCGGGGTAGCTGCAAGGCTTGGCAAGGTGGCCGGGCATGTTCCACGCGAAACGAGATCAGGCCGCGTCGCCCTCTTCGGGCACATAGGGGCGGACCATCGGAAGGATCGGAGCCTGGATGAACGGGCCGACCTCGCGGACCGAAACCTCTCCTTCGCCGTGCACCGAGAACGTGAAGTGCGAGCCAGGCTGCATGCGCGTCTCGCCTGCCTCCGTCTTCACGACCGTTTGCTTGTTGCCGCTGACGGCGATGTGAACGAGGGTGGTCATTCGAGCCCCAGAAATAAAAAAGCCCGCACGAGGCGGGCAATCCTTCGCAACTGCTGAAGCAAAGGCGGAGACAACTGGAGCATCCCGAGGGAATCGAACCCTGCTCTGCGCTGCTTGGAAGGCAGGCGACACGGCCCGCGTGCTGGGATGCAAAAACGAAGAAGCCGCCGAGGCATGCACCTGGGCGGCTTCATATAGACGTGCATCTCCATCGCTTACTACCGATGTCGCTACAGGCATTGCCAGGCTGTTGCATTGGGCATTCGACAGAGAGTCGAGGGGCAGAGTCGTCAGCACAACCCGCGCACCTCAGGCGCGATTATGCCGCGTGATGGAACTTCCGCAAGCGGTTCTTGAGCGACTGCCTTGCGCGCGAGACGCAGTCGTCCATGTAGTTCGCCACGCGGCGCCCATCCTGACCATGAGGCACAGGAGCGATACCGGTCCCGCCGCATGCCTTGCAGGCCTTGGTGTTCGCGGCGCGATGACCCGGCACAGCCACCACCTTGCAGCCGTGGCAGTGCGGGCAGGTCTGGTCGAGCCAGTAGGCGATGATGGCTGGCACCTTCGCACTCGCCTCCACGATGCCCCAGCGCGGGACGTAGCTCGTGAGCTGCACGCGCACGGACGGCAGGCTGGTGAGCTTGCCCACCAGCTTCGCCATTTCCGCCATGTACCAATCGTTCGCTTGGCGCCGGGCCATGGCCGTGCGCTCGGCACGCTGCAGGACGCGAGGCATGGCCTCGGCCAGCGTCTCGATCGCCGCCACGGTCGGGCGCCGCGGCTTCTCTGCCTTGTCCCACTCGCTGTGCAGGCGCAGCAGCGCCATGCCCACACGCGAAGGGCTCCAGCCCGCGGCGATCATGAGATCGGCATCCGAGGTGGTGTCGCCCTGCACGCGGAGATCCGAGCTGTTGCCTGCCGAGGTGTAGGCCTCTTCTACGCATCGCTTGTCGTCATTGAACATTCGTTCTCCTCTCAGCTCTGCAGCATCGCCTGCAGTTGACGGAACTTGGCGGCGCCCTGCTCGGCCTTCTGCACCAGCTCGGCCGCCTCGAGTGCCGCGGCTTCGACTTCCTCGGCAGCCAGACGCATCATCTTGGCGGCTTCGGCCAGGCGTGCGAGCGGGTCCTGCTTCTCGGGCTGGTGGATCTGGGTCACCGACGCGCGGGTCTGGGTGTTGGGCATGGGTTCCTCGGTGTAGGTGGTGGTGGTCTTGGGGGTCACGCGCGTGAAGCAGCCGCGGGTCGGTTCCTTGATGAGCCCTTGGCCGCGCAGGTTGTCGAGGCAGCCATCGACCAGGGAGCGGTCGCAGCTGACGCCCACACGGTGCAGCTCGGCGTGAATCTGGGCCTTGCTCCAGATGGCCTGGGCCGGCACCGCGTCGAGGACCTTGCGGGCGATGGTGTTGAGGCCGCTCGTGATGCGCGCGATCTTGGCTTCGTTCATTCGTGCACCTTTGCAGGGAGCAAGGACGGGTCGATGGTGGGCAGCGGCACAGACGGAAGCCATGCCTTCGATTCGTCGACTGCGTCGTCGCCGGGGTCGCGGATCGGACGCAGACACTCGTCGGCAACAACCAGTTCCTTCAAGACGAGCCCATCGTCTGCAGGCACGTTGCCTCGGCAGACCCAACCGGGTCCCGGCATAAGATGCCGAAAGTCGCGGCCTCCGAGCCGCTCGAAGTGGCGGGACAAGCGGACGACTTCAACGAAGCGCCCTACTCCATGCGCCGTGAATGGGTGGACGATTCTTGCCAAATCGCCAGGCTTGCAGTTCATGATGTCGGCCCTTCAGGTGGTGATGCGCACGTCGATGCCGTGCAGGTGCTTCATGAGGTGGCGCTTCAGTTGGAAGGCCGGCAGCTTGGCGGTGATCTCGCTCTTCACGTCCTCGACGATCCGAGCCCCGTTCTCGCGGTAGACGAAGTCAGCGATGAAGCGGATGGCGGGCTTCCTGCGGCTCGCGCCCTCGAACTTGACCGCCGGGGCCAGCTCGAAAGGCACCTGGCGCTGCAGGTCGGAGATGCGCCCGGCACGCTGCAACATGCACAGCCGCGTCCAGCGCTCTGCCTCGCGCTTGCTGTCGAATGGGATGCCGCCCACGATCGTTCTCTTGTTCTGGTACTTGCTCACAGGCGTCCACCCCTTTCTTCAAAGCATTCGAGCCAGTAGCGCCCCGCCCTCGTGTTGAAGGCATATCGGCATGCATCGTTTCGCGTGGAACATTGGTCCGCAGCGGCTTCGGCCTCGGACTTGATCAGCGCCATGCGCTCCTCTGTTAAGGGAACGTCTGCCATGGCGGCCAGGTTGCGCAGCCACTCGCTCATGCGGCGGCCTCCTCGCGCGTCAAACGCCAGTTGCCGATCGCGTTGCGCTCGATCAGCCCCTTACGCGCGAGCGACTGCATGACAGTCTGTCCCGAGGTCTGCGAGGTCCAGCCGAATTCCTTGGCGATGGCCCAGTACGGCGGAATCTGGTCGTTCTCGGCGAGGAAGCGGCGCAGAAACTCCAACACGCGCAGCTGCACGTCCGTGATGGGGAACTGGCGCTTCATGGGCGCGATGCATCGCTTGGCGGTGCGCTCGCCCTTCAGCGTGGAGATGGTCCGCGGCGCCTCGGGCTTCGGGTACTGCTTGCCGCGCAGGCGGGCAGCGATGCGGTTGGCGTCCTGGCACATGGCCCGGATCTCGAAATCGGCTTCGATGGTCATCAGTGCAGCCCTCCGGAAGCGCGGCGCTCGTCGGCTTGGGCGTCGCGGACCCGCGCCTTGTAGAGCGGGAATTGCTCGGTGCCGGACCACTTTCCGAGCCCCAGGCGCACGCCCTCTGCCTCTACGGCCGGCTGCGAGTCCGGATCGAGGGGAGCACCCGCACTGCCGGGCGCCTGGATGCCCTCGTCCTGCCAGCGGCCCTCGTTGAGCCAGGTGGACGGGTGCGGGATGTACCGGCCGCCGTCGTCGGTCCACTGCTTCGAGGTGCGCTGCATGCCGATGGCTGAGAGCATGGCGTCGAGCAGAGCCCGGGCGGGCTTGCGCTTGTCGAAGGCCTTGCGTGCCGCGTCCTTGCCCACCTTGTTCGGGTAGGCCTTCCAGAATTCATCGAAGAGATCCGAAGCAGGAGCGGGGGCGGAGCCGACAGGCGACGAAAGAACGGATTCGGATACGGATACGGATACGCCTAGGTGATCATTTGCTAGCGTCTGCGTAGCAACTGCTGCGCAAGTGCCGAGCGGGTCCGGGAACTTGCTTTTCTTTGCGCGCACCTGCTGACCGAAGTCCAGCACCTCAAGGTAGCTCTCCCCGTCCTGCGCCGGGTACACCCTTACAAGGGCCGCATCTGCGCAAACGCGCAGCCACTTCCCTATGTCCGAGTCGGAAACCTTGCCGAGCTGCCTCGGGTAGCAGGCCGCGCGCAGCAGCCCGTGATCGGCGTAGTAGCGTCCGAAGTCGTCCACGACCGACAGCAAGCGCCGGTAGAAGACCTCCTCGGCCCATCCCAGCTTCGCCATGCGAGAGCTGGTCAGGATGCCCTCGCGGATGATGCGATTGGGCACTATGCCGGCTCCCCTGCCGTCGAGGTGCCGATGTTCAGACGCGCAGCGATGTCGGCATGCGGAGTGCCCGTCAGTTCCGACAGCAGCGCCACGAGCGGAGTGGGATCGCCGGCCGCCAGGTTGGATTTGATCCACGCCGCACCATCGGCCACCAGATCGCGCTGCGGCGACAACGTAGCGGCCGTGACCTTCTTCTTCCCCTTCGCGGTGGCGGCCTCGAGCTGGCGCTCCAGCACGTCGGCGGTGCCGGCCCCGTGCTTCTTCAGCAGCCGGATCGCATTGGTGCCACTGACCTTGCCGCCCTCGACCATCACCAGCACGCGGCGGCTCGCGCCGGCCAGCACCAGCCAATCCGAGATCTGCTGCTTCTTCTTGACCAGCCGCTTTGCGATCTCGTCCACGTCGAGCCCGTAGCCGATCAGCCGCTTGCAGAGCGTGGCCCATGCCTGCGGCGTCAGCTCCTTGCCCGAGGCGCTGGTAGCCATGCTCACGGCCAAGTCGACCATGCTCGTGCCAGCCGGGGCCACCGTCACGGGCAGGAACTCGATGGGCTCTCCCTCGGCTACCAGCTCGAGCACGGCCGTCAGGCGGTGCTCGCCGTCGGTCAGGTTGATGATGTCGCCGTCGCCCTCCTCCTTGGACACGTAGCCGGCCAGCGGCTTGTCCTTGCTGTAGCCGTTGATGCGGATCGATTCCTTGATGGCCTCGACGTGCTCGCGGTCGACGGGGCGGATGTTGTAGCCGGCGATCACGCGGATGTTCGCGACGGGCACCATCCACAGGTCGGAGGACTTCGCACCAGCCGCACGCATGGCGGCCTTCACGTTGCCCGGGCTCAGTTCGATTTCGGCAGTTGCAGTCATGTCTCGCTTTCGGAGGCTTGTTCTTGAGGGAAGGGGACCGGGTCGCTGTTCGGGCCCGGGGCGTAGTAGCTGCCGCCGCCGGTGCCGTTGCCGCGCACGCGCGGGCAGTAGCCGACGACCATGATGAAACCCATGCGCTTGGCCTTGGCGTAGACCGAACCGAAGGCGCGAGCGTCTCTCGGGGAGATGCCCTCCTCCTGCGCAGCGAAGGTGGTGCTTTCGCCCGAAACCTTTCCCTTGGCACGGATGTGGTTCACGATGAAAGCGAGAGCACGAGCCCCGAACAGGGGATCGCGTTGGTCCTCGGCGGCCTGAGCGCCTGCAGCGGCTGCGATTCCCCGCGCACGAGCGGTGGCGAGCGCTGCGTCGACGCGGTCGTGATCGGCCTGCATCACGCGACCCTCAGGTGAGCCGGCTTGCCCGCGGCGTGCGCGGCTGCGACAGCGGTCATCAGCGCATTGATGGTGGCAAGCGTGTGGCCGCCTTCGCGCTGGATGCGGTCGCGCTCGTTGTCGTTGATCTTTCCGTCGTCGCCCAGGGACTGCAGCACCTCGGTGCACAGCTCGCTGAACTCCTTCGAGGCCTTCGCGAGCGCACGCATGCAGTCGTCCGTCTCGATGTCCAGCATCTCGGGCAGCGGCAGAGACATGCGCCCGCACGCCAGGTTGAAGGCGTCGAGGATGCGGTAGTCGCTCGTGCGCAGGGTCATCTTCACGGCGTCGCGCAGGCCGAATTTGGCCGTGCCCACGCCGCTCAACTCTGCGTTGAGCGTGTTCGGGTTCTTGCCCATCTCGGGCGCCAGCGCGAGGACGCCGCCCTTGTAGTCGTGGCCGACGTTGAATGCAGCGGTGAGAACGTCCATGGTCATAGCGGTGGGCTCCTGTTGTCGTTACTGACGGCGGGATCGCTGGTCGCGAAACTGCAGGGATGGAAGAGAAGAACGGAAAACAACTAGCGCTTCGCGCCGTGCTGCCGTGCGTCCCAGGCGTTGAGCTGGTGGACGAAGGCGAAGGCCATCACCACGCACAGGATCACGAGCCCCGCGAGCACGTTCGCCATGCGCTCGCCCGCTACGTCGCACATCGCGAAGTAGCCGAGCCCCAGCAGGACAGCCAGGACAGCGATTGCCACGGCCTCGATGAAGTACAGGCGGCCCATGTCTTAGGCCTCCTGCTGCTGGCGTTCGGCGGCCTGGCGCTTCGCGCGCGCAGCGTGGAACTCCTGCACGAAGAGCTGGCCGGCGTGCGTGCCGATGGGCCAGTACGGGTCGATGTACGGGGAGTCGTGCTTCTGAGCGGCCTCTTCGGCCCGCTTCAGGATCACGCCGCGGGAAATGATGTCGGTGTCCATGGGTTGGTCCTCGTTTCTTGGGATGGGTGTCCGCCCGCTCGCCGGGTAGATTCCGAGTTCCTCAACACGGACCCCGCGAGGGGCGGACGAAATGAACGCAATCGAAGAACTGCAAGCGCGAGTCGCACGGCTGGAAGCGCACAACGCAGCGGCGGAAGTGGCTATAGCCGCGCTCATTCGGACCTCTCCGGACCCGACGAGCCTTCATCTGGCCTTGACGATGGCCTTCGAGGCTGCGGTGGCGAAGGGCTCTCGCTTTGGCTCGATGACGGATCACCAGATCGATGCGGCCCGCAACGTGGTCGAGCACTGGGGAACGATCGCCACCAGGTTTCCCAATCGCTTTGGGACCACGGACGACGCTTTGAACTAGCCCAATTCGGAACGACCAGCTCGGGGCCTGGCTCGGCGTCGGACTTGGACTCTCCGACTACCAATACCTCCCACTCGCCTTCGAGGAAGACGAAGTGGGCGTTGCCCTCTGCGCTGCGGTCCCTCAGGAAAGAGCGCATGGCTTCGCGCTGCGCGTTGGTCAACTGGTGCGGCCAGCGCAGAACGACGGTGCTGCCGGCCGGGGCGACGATGGCTTCTAGGTTGGCAGGCGCATTGCTGGATTTCTTGGGGCGGCCCGGGCCCAAGAAGAGCGAGACCATGGTGATGACGTTCGCCACCACCACGAGGGAGAGGAGGAAGAGATCCATGCCCATGTCAGGCCGCCTTTGCTTCGGTGGCCTCGGGCCAGTAGTCGGCCCAGTCGTCGGGGCGGAGGTCTTTGCGGCTGACGCCGGAATCGCTCTCGAGTCGGGGGCAGTACCGTGCCGGGACGCCAGCCTCCAGCCAGCTCTGCACGGTCTGGTAGTTCCCGAGCCCCAGCTTCCGCGCCGTGGCGACGGGACCGCCCATCTGTTGCACTGCTTGCGCTGCGGCTTGCTTTGCTCTCTCCGAAACAGCCATTCTGGGCTCCATACAAGATTTACTAGCAATGCTAGATGATCTTGTGTTTCCCTACAAGTCCTCACATGGAAAACTTGTGGGGATGTCGATACATCGGAATATCAAAGACGGCCGGCTCGCTCGCGGGTGGTCAATGGATCGTCTGGCGGAGGAGATCTCGCGCCTCGAAGAGTCGCCTAAGGCTCTCTCGTGGCAGACGATCCAACAATGGGAGAACGGCACCACGGCGCCCAAGAGAAAGCGTCTCGAGGTGGTTGCGCAGCTGCTCGGGATGACTGCAGCCGAGCTCATGGGCGAAGGCACTTCAAAGAGCGCCGATATTGATCTCGACCAACATCCGGAGCTGTCGCCAATTCGCTCCGTTTCGCTGAAGCTGCAGGCTGGAATTTCTGGGTTTGCGGTCGAGCCCGTGGACGAAGATGACCCCCCGATTTTTTTCCGCAACGACTGGCTGCGTGAACGCGGGTACAAGCCCTACGAACTGCTCACCCTTCGGGTCAAAGGCATGAGCATGATCACGGCGCTTTGGCCTGACGATCGAATCGTTGTGAACACCGGCGACACGCAGCCACTGGAAGGGGAAGCCTATGCAATCAACTATGAAGGTGAGGGCGTGATCAAGCGCTTAAAGCGGGATCGCGGCACATGGTGGCTTACGTCAGACAATCCCGACAAGACGCGCTACCCGGACAAGGAGTGTCTGGATGGATCTTGCATCATCGTAGGCCGCATCATTCACAAGCAAAGCGAGCGGATCTAGGGGACATCGATGAAATGGATTCTTGCCGTGGTCGCCGTTGTCTGCGCGGGCTGCTCGGTTCCGCCCCTCTCGGACCAAAACTCCATCGACGTCGCTGCATCCTCAGCCACCTCGAGCGAGCGCACCTACCGCACGGTGCTCGGGATCATGCGAACCTGCTACCCAACGCAGTACTTGATCGAATCGAATTTCTTTCCAGAAGCCAAGGAGGGGGAGATTGCCCTCTTTCAAGCGGCTGAGCCGAGGGTCCATTTCTTCACGATGAAGATCGCGCAAGAAGCTGGCGGCGCCAATGTCATGATGAAGCGACGCGATGGATTCGAGAAGTTCGACGCGGCGTTGCCGCAATGGGTGAGTGGCGCGGAGGGCGGGTGCCCCTACGGGACCAAATTCGACCCGCGGCCGCCAGGTTCGGTGCTCAGCCCGCAGAACAACCCCATTCGGTGAGCACTACGTCATGAGCGCCATCAAATGGGCTGCCGCAGGCTTCGGAACTGCGGCGGTACTCGTGGCCGCCATGTATTCAATGCGGGGCCAGGATCTTCACACCCTCGCTCCAGCCGCTCCTTCGGCGCCTCCAGTCACCACCACAACGTCTACGGCCGATGCGGCTGCAGCTCAGCGCAAGGCTGATGAAGAGCGCAAGGGACGAGAGTTGATGACGCGCTGTACCGACGGCCTTGCCGAAGTGTTGTCGAGCGCGCAGAAGAGCCTGGCATCCGGCGATATTGCGTCGGCACAGCAAACGCTTTTTCTGTGCCGCGCACAAACGAAGGACCCGCGATTTCTCGATCTGAACAAGAAGGTTGATGCGGCTCGATCGGCCCAGATCGCCAAAGCCGCCAAGGAAGATTCAGCCCGCAAAAAGAAGGAAGGCGTCCGCATTGGCATGTCGCAGGAGGACGTAGTCGCGAGCATGTGGGGCAAGCCCCGAAAAATTAACCGGACCATCACGGCCAGCGAGATTCGCGAGCAGTGGGTCTACGACGGCGGATATCTCTACTTCACAAACGGCCGGCTCACGACGATTCAGAACTGAGTCAAAGACCTCCGAAACTTGTAACAGCACAAACCGAACACTAGTTTCTCTTGCATTACTAGTTTCTCTTGTATAGAGTCCATCCCATGCGCTGCACACCGCGGCGGTTACATGGAGATGGACATGGGCAAGAACCCGAGTGAGAGGCTCATCCGCCGCGGCAAGTGCTTCATGCGCTGCCATGCGCTCGAGATGCGGCCCAGCGACCTCGACTGCACCGACCTGAGCGACGACGAGTTCGAGGCCTTGGTCTGCCGCACCGTCGGCATCTTCAACTTCTGCACGGTGCCGGCGTGATGTACGGCGCCCCGAACCTCGCCAGCGTGCGGCCGGGCCGTGTACGCGCCCGCACCGTAGCCGGCCGCCTCGTCCGCTTCGTTCACCTCGGCCTGCCAGAGGCACGCTTCTACCTGGGTTGCCAGGACCATATGCACGCCTTCCGTCGCGTGGGCTATCGCTCGGGCGACTTTCTCGAGGACTCCGCCGTCTCCAAGGTCGGGGGTGCATCGTGAGCGCCGCGCAGCACACGCCGGGGCCTTGGACCGCCTTCAAGCAAAACGGCAAGCACGTTGAGGCCGATGCGTGGAGCACAGAGTGCGAAGGTGCGCGGGTATCCATGCACGCGCCGATCAAGGCTGGGAAGCAGGTGGTTGCCCTGGTGGTCGCCAGTTCGCGCCACTGGCCGGATCTGCGCGACATCGCGCCCGACTGCCGGCTGATCGCCGCGGCGCCCGAGATGGCAGTCCTGCTGCGCGAAGTGCTTCCCCTGGTGGATTCGCACGGCAATCTGAGCCAGTCCGACGCGATCCGCGCGGTGCTCGCCAAGGTCGACGGGAGCGCGGCATGAGCGCGCTACACACGCCGGGACCGTGGAGCTTTCATTTGGTGAAGGTCCAGCGAGACATAACGGGGCCGCATGGCCAAAACATCGCCTACACCCGGGGCGGTTGGATCACCAAGGCAGAGGACCACGCCAACGCCCGCCTGATCGCCACTGCGCCCGAGTTGCTGGCGCTGGCGGAGACGATCGTTCGCATGGCTGATGGCCGCGTCGCATCCGGCCACCTGATCCTCGACGAAAACAGCCCAGTGATCGTGGCCGCAATGGCCCTGATCGACAAGGCCACAGGAGCTGCCCCACCCGCTACGTCGCGTTGCCCGCATTGCGGCGACTGGCTCGGAGAGCACGACCGGGATTGCATCAAGTTCGGGCGGGGTGCGGCATGAGCGGCCGGAAGCGTCTCGAGGCCATGGAGCGCGAGGGCAGCCTCCACTTCTTTGGCAATAGCGAGCCGGTCTGCCCGCACTGCGGCGCGGAATGCGATGTCAGCGCGCACGACCTGTATCACCTGCACGAAGAGGGAGAGCACGAGGTCGACTGCCCGTACTGCGAACTGGAGTTCAAGGTCAGCACGCGGATCCGCTTCTCCTTCTCGACGGACACGCAAGGGGATTGAGCTGTGGCCTTCCTCTTCCGCTGCCCCGAGTGCCGCACGCGGCGGCGCAGTCACGGCCTCTTCACCCAGCACCTGCGCGAGACGGGGCACCGCCTCTGCCGCTGCGGCGGATACCACTTCGAGCACCGCCCGGGCTCGCCCTACTGCGAGCGCAATCCGATGAGCGCCGCCCTCCTCGCCTCGCGCTCCGGAGCCTCCGACGAAGAGGTCTTCGAGATCGCGCTCGAGATCTCCCTCACCACCAAAGCGCGCGCTGCGGTCGCGTGCCCGTTCTGAAAGGTCATCCCATGAACGAAGCTCGCCCCTTCGCAACCTCGGGCGCCGTGAACGCCTCGTTCCTCAGCGCCGACGCCGTGCGCCAGGCGTGGATTGATGCCGGCCGACCGGGCCTGCTGCGCTCGTTCGATCGCGAGTACCGCGAGAAGCACCAAGCGCAGGCCGCAGACGCGCCGCGCGTCGAGCTGTGGATCCGCCGCAAGCTCACGCGCCGCCAAGCCTACTGGCGCGTCTTCGGCAGCGGGGCGACCTTCGAATGGGTCGAGATCACCAAGGCCGATCGCGCCGAGCGCGAGGGCCGCATCACCGTCGGACCGCTCGTCGACGCCGCCGTCGTCATGTACGAAGAGCCGGTGACGCAATGAAGCTGCGCCGCCTCATTTCCGACCAGGCGCTCGGCATCGCTGTCGCGCTGTTCGTCATCGCCCTGATCTGCCTCGGCCAGCGCCTCGACGCCGGCCCGGCCATCACCGATGCGCTCCAAGCCGCATCCGACGTTTCCGACACCCGCGCCGCCGAGTGGGCTGCGCAGTTCGCCACCGCAGCAGCAAAGGGCCAGCCATGAGCCACATGATCACCATCTCCGGCCGCGAATACCACTTCGCGGGCCCGGACTCCATGACGGCCCAGGGCCGGCCCTTCGAGATCCGCGACATCGCGCACCACCTGGCGCTGATCAACCGCTTCACCGGCGCCACCACGCGGCCCTACAGCGTCGCCGAACACTCGCTCCTGTGCTGCGACCTCGCCGAGCGTGAAGGCAGCTCTACGTCGCTGCAGATGGCCGCGCTGATGCACGACGCACACGAGGCCTACGTGACCGACCTGAGTTCGCCGGCCAAGGCCGCTGTCGACGAATACAGCATGGGTGCTTGCGGGATCGCGGCTTGGCGGTGCTTCGAGGACCACAACGCCAAGCTTCTGCACGCTCATTTCGGCATCAGCACGCTGATGCGCTCCAACCGCCTCATGGTGCGGGCATTCGACCTGCAGGCCCTCGCCACCGAGCGGCGCGACCTCACGGGCTACGACGCCAGCAAGAACGCGCCGTGGCCCATCCTGGCCGACGGAACGGATCGGCCGGTGCCGGCGGTGGACTGGGTGAATCTGAACTCGCCCGAGCGCGAGGCGAAGAGCTGGAAGGACTGGCGGGAAGACTTCGCCGAGCGCTACCTCTCGCTCGAGGCCCAGATGCGCGCCGAGTTCGCCAGGCAGGTCTGCTGATGTCCAAGAAGACCGTCGGCCTCAAGGCGCGCAGCACGCTCGCCCGCACCGGGTTCAAGCGCCCGGAGCGCGTGCACCTGCCCTCGCCGCCACCGCGCCCGGCCACGCGCCGCGCGGTCATGGCCGACTGCTCGAGCCCCATGCCCAGCATCGACAAGACGACGGCATGGGAAGACCCGGCGCTGCTGGCAATGGCACGCGGCAAACCGTGCCTGCTGCGCTCGCCCGTGTGCAACGACGACCGCGATACGACCGTCGCATGCCACTCCAACATGTCGATCCACGGCAAGGGCCTATCGCGCAAGGCTGACGACTGCTTCAGCGTCTGGGGCTGCGCCAGGTGCCACTACTACCTCGACCGCGATCCGACGCCCTCAGCCGAGGAGCGCGAGCTGCTGTTCCTCGTCGCCCACGTCGAGCAGGTCAACCACTGGCAGGCCATCGCCGCCAGCACCACCGCGAGCCCCAAGGACCGCGCCGCGGCCGGCCGGGCGCTCGACACCCTCCATGCGCTCGCTGCAGCGCGCTCCACGGAAGAGAACCATGCCTGAAGCCAAGGCCCCCGCCAACCTGCGTGAAATCCGCGCCCTGATCGCCGATGACGCTCACGCTCTGACGTTCCAGTCGTTCGGGCAGTACCGCACCGCGCTGCTGAAGTCCGTCGACGCCACCCTCTCCACCAATGCAGGCGAAGCGGCCCCGGTGGCGACGGTCGTCTCGAAGCATGGCGACCCAGAAGCATTCGGCGAGCGCGAAATCAAGGTTCTGGCCGACCTGCAGAAGCTGCCCTACGGCACGAAGCTCTACGCCCACCCGCCCGCAGCGGTGCACGGGCAGAGCGCCAGCACCGATGCTCCTGCAGGCTGGCTCGAGCTGCAAGACGACCCGCGCGTGAACGAGATCGTCTCGGGCCTCTACCGTCGCTTCAAGGACTGGTCGCAGCGCGGCTTCTCCGCTGAGGACGTGACGTGGTGCGAGGTCAAGGCCGATGTCATTCGGTTGATTGCCGCCACCCCTCCCGCCGCTATACCGGCCGCGCCGAGCGAGGCATTCACCGCCGCCTACATGGCTGCGTGCAAGGGGCGTGCGCCAGACCACAATGAAATCGGCCTGCACTATTTCCGCGCCGGCGCCACCCTCGCCCAGCCCGCGCCCGTGCAGCAGGAGGCGGCGACGTCCCGGCGTCGCATGAGTGCGCCGACGCGCGAATGGCTGCAACGTCATCTGGACAAGGCCGAGGCAGAAGTGCCGACCGCAGGGAATCCATTTCCCGCGCTTTCCCCTGAGCACAGACTCTTCGGAGCGTTGTGCGGGAATGACCCCTCGCTCAACAAAGACGATGTGCGCGCAGTGCTGACCGCCCTGCAAGGGATGCGAGAAGCCTGGGCCGAGCAATTTGGAGAGAACGCTTGCGACTGCCGCCCTGAGCCCGAGAACGCTGGCCACATGTGCGCGTATTGCCAAGCCGGCGCAGCACTCCAGCCCACCCAGGGCGCGAAGGGAGCGTGATGGCAACCGTTCGCCCACTGACCGACACCATGCGCGCCATCCTGCGTTTCGCGGCCGAAGAAAAGTCGCTCTACACGCTCTGTCTCAATCGATCGGAATACGGAGCCCGCACCGGGTCGATCCTGGCCCTGCGTCGTAGGGGGTTGCTGCGCGGCCATGAGCTGACCGACGAAGGCCGCGCCGCCCTCAAGAGCACGAGCCCGGACGGGAAGGAGGCGTGATGCGAGAGAAGAACAAGGTTGCGAACGTGCAGGCCACGGCCGAGATTCATGTCACGCTGCGCATCAAGGTGGATAGCACATGGGGCGGCGATTGCCCTGCTGAACAGATCTTCCGCCAGGCGCGAGAAGAAGCTGTGAACATGCTCAGCAAAGCGCTGTACCGGGATCAGGAGCACCTGCGGCACCGGATCGCCATCGTGGGCACGCCCGAGATGATCACCGTGATCGGAGTCCGGAAGTGACCGCCCCCGCCTTCGAGGAAGTGCCGATGCCGGAGCCTGCCGTGCGCGAGGTCTACGCCACCTCCCAGAACACGCCATCCGTGAAGGCTGGCTTCGAGATGGGTGGCTACGTCAAGTCGCCCGACTACTACACCGCCGACCAGCTCCGGACCTACGGCGACCAGCGTGCCAATGCGGCGCTGGAGGAGGCGGCGAAGCTGCGCAAGCTGATCGCCGACCACAACGACGAGTGCGTGCGCATGTGCGAAGCGCGCACCGCAGCCGGCCGCACCTACTGCCCCATGCAGGGCTACCGCCGCCAGTGCCAAGACTGCCCGAAAGAGGGAATGGTCGAGGTGCGGGCGGATACTGGAGGAGTCGTTTGATGTCAATTCGAACGGTGAACTCTCTTTTTCGCTTCCTCGGCCTGTGCAGCCAAGTCCTCGGCCATCGCTACGAAGATCTGGAACGCTTTGGCAAAAGACTGGACCCCGATACCGCCATTGGTCCGGGCGTCTTTGGCAAATCTAGCAACTACGTCACGGGCTGTTCTGATTTGATGCTGAATCGCCACCACAAGATTCACGGAGTCGGCATCAGGAAGATCGTGCAAAGGGATTGTCTGGATCGATCGCTCGACCGTGGCAAACATCAGCTGGGGATCGGAGAAGCTGAAGTAAACCTCGACGCCTTGGGCGGGGGTTCGCTCCAACGCTGCGCCTACCGATGCGATCTCATTCGCGTAAAGCCGGAGAAGCGCTCCAACGGCCTCTACCATGACAAACGCCTTTTCTCGGCGGGCCCGTCGCGCAACCAGAAGCGTTGCATGGAACTGCCACCAAGCAACGACTACCGCCACAAGGATCGCGCCAACCGAGCCCCATGCCTGGACCCACGCGGCGCACTCAGCAGGTTGCGCGCCCGCGGCGATGACTCTGCATATCACTTCGTACGCCATCTACTCCTCCACCGTTTGAGGAGTGAAGTATCGCGCGGGTCAATCCTCTTCGAGGTCGAACTCCATCTGCGTCTGCGCGATCACGCGCGCAACGTCGGCGCGGTGCTGGTCCCGGCTGCGCAGCGCCGGCACCGTCCAGTTCGGAGCACTAGGCCCGCCATCAACCCAGCGCACGCCGCCCTGATGCACGTCCGTTTCCAAGCCAGCGAGCCCCGGCAATGCCTCGATGCGCTCGATCAGGATCTGGCGCAGCTGGCGGGCGGTACGGGTGGGTTTTGCCATTTTTCGAGTATTTCAGCACAGGAGGCGCGATAGATGGCAACCGCTGTCGTTTTGGAATGGGTGCCGATGAATCGCTACTGCGAGCTGTTCGGCGAGACGCCCGATGCGGTGGACAAGAGGCTCCGCAGCGGCTTCTGGCTGCGCGATGTACATGTGCGCCAGCCCGACGGGAGCAAGCAGCTCTGGATCAACCTCGAGGCCGTCAACGACTGGGCTTCGGGCAAGGCTGTCAAGCCCCGAAAGAGGGCTTGATGTCTGTCGGAATCACGGTCATCAAGCGGAAGAACAAGGAGGTCATCCGCGTGGCCTTCAGCTTCCGCGGCGTCCAGTGTCGCGAGCTGCTGGACATGGCGCCCACAAAGCCGAATCTGCGCTACGCCGAGCGCCTTCGCGCCGAGATCATGAACGAGATCGAGCGCGGGACCTTCCGCTACGACGAGCGCTTTCCCGACTCGCCGCGCCGGAAGGTGTTCGGGCACGGCGTCAGCAATTCGAAACTGCTGAAGGACGTTCTCACCGAGTACAAGGACCGCAGCAAGAAGGTGCTGCAGCTGAGCACCTGGGAGGGCTACCGCAAGGCCGTCGACAACGTGCTGATCCCCGCCTTCGGGCACCTGCAGGTGAAGGCACTGACGGCCGGCGTGCTGCGCGAATGGATCTCGACCAAGACCGTGACCCGCAAGCGGATGAGCAACCTGCTGCTACCGCTGCGGAATGCCCTAACCGAACTGGTGGCCGACGAGGTGCTCGAGTTCAACCCGCTGGACCGGCTGAAGCTGTCCAAGGTCCTGCCGCGCGAGACGGCCGAGAGCGACTACGAGCCGGACCCGTACACCGTCGACGAGCTGCTGCTGATGTTCGGCGCCCTGAAGGCCGAGGAACGGCCCGCATTCCAGTTCTGGGCCTATTGCGGCGTCCGGACGAGCGAACTGATCGCCCTCACCTGGTTGGAGCTGCAGGCGCCCTTTGCGGAGGTCAAGATTCACCGGGCGGTTGTCGAGGGCGAGGAGAAGACTACGAAGACCAAGGCGGGCATCCGCACCGTGCCGCTGCTGCTGGCGGCCAGGCAGGCGGCCCAGGCGCAGCGCGAGCGCACCCAGCTCGGCGCGGGCCGGGTCTTCCGGAATCCGCGCACGGGCGGCGAGTGGACGGATCAATCCCTGCTGCGAGCCTGGCAGAAGGCCGCCAGCGCCGCGAAAGTGCGCTACCGCAATCCCTACCAGCTGCGACACACGTTCGCCAGCCAGCTGCTGAGCCAAGGCGAGAATCCGGCGTACATTTCCAAGCTCCTCGGGCACAAGACAACGGAGATGGTCATCCGGACCTACGGTCGCTTCGTCGATCAAGGCGCCGCCCTGGGCTTTGATCGACCGCCCGTGCGCTATGGCCGCGAGTGCCTGCCGGGCCTCCCCGCCGTCGATTCGCTGCCAGATCCGCGTGTGAAAAACGTGTGA